TTACTGCCATACTGCCATAACGGCATTGAAGTATTCGTCAGAGAGAACCTTTCTCAACTGTTCTCTGCCGAATTCATCGTTCATATATGCATTGCGGATGTTTCCGCCGACCTGCATTTCTTCACCGTTAAAGGTCAAAAACTGCTGTCTGAGTACCGACACGCTGTCCTTTGTGAGCATATCGAGTGTGATTTTTTCTTTAAGTTCCATTTTTCATACCTCCATTATTTTTATATTTTGTAAATCAAAGAAAAGTTTACCTGCTCATCAGCGACGAAATTATAAGCCTGTTTATTGAGCGGAGTAAACTGCAACCAAGCCGATTTATTTACACTTCCTCTGAACATTCCGCCGTTTTTGCTTATGCCGATATCATGAACAATCACATCCGATTTGTTTGAGAAAGGCATATTGAGCAAAGCTATTGTAGATGTTCCGCCTAAAGTTGTTGCGTTCATAATGACGGTGACATTTACAATAACGATATCGCCAATTCTTTCATAAAGGCAAGTTGCAGATTTTATTTTATCAATCTGAGTAGAGTACGGAGTAAGAGTAGCTGTGCCGAGTTCGATATTTGACGAATCGTATTTAGTCGCCAAGGCGGTTTTATCGGCTTTAACAAGCAGAGCATTGTAAACCGTACCACTTGTGAGATAACACGGGCTGTTATTTTTTGGCTCGCTGTCAAACGGCATTGAATCGAGCTTTCGGGCAATACTCTTGTCTGTTTTATCAAGCCTTGCTCCGAGTGAATTTTGACCGCCTCTTGCCGTGGCTATTTCGGTTTCAAGTGCAATTGCCCCGTCTGTTGCCTGTTCAATCCCCTCGTCCATATGGTTGAGGTTGTCGGCATTGAGGGGCGGAGCAGAGCCGTTCACAAAGACAATTTTATTGTATTTGTTCATTTTCTTTTACTTCCTTTCCTAATCGTTTTTCGCCCTTTGATGTGAGGGCAGTTATAAATCCGTCCATTTTCTTATTGAACACAAATGTTTCGATTGTCGGCAAATCTTCAAACGGAGTTTTAATTGTGTACTTATCGCCTGCCTCAAGCCACCAATACGAAAACAGCTTAATTTTTGTCGGGCGGTATTTATATACATCACCAAAAAAATTAACAGAATTATATTTTGTGCCGATATCACTTGCTGTTGTTCTGCACCTCATCAAAATGTTATCGGAAACATACCACGAAAAATCGTTACTGTTGCCATACAAAAACGCTTTTTTATCAGCAAACTTAGCACTGTACATACGGATAGGCTCAAGTTCGTAATCTTCAAAGGATAAATCTTTGTACGAATCGATTGTTTCAACGGAAGATTGAGAATACAGCCTTTTAAAACGCATTTTTCCGTCGGCATCTATAACGGCAAAGCTCAAAGTTAATTCTGCATAAGCTTGGATTAAATCTGACAAGGTAATGTCCTTTATAACCTTTTCCACGCAGGTATCATCAAATTTCAGCGGTACACTAAAGACAGATAAGCTCGGCGGTGAAACCCCTGTAATTGCATAATCTTTGGCAAATTCTGCGATTATTGAATAAAAGTTCTTAAAATTATCGTCTTTTTGATAGTGCGCATAACCATAAGCAAAACTGCCGTCCTCGTTCTCTTTGCCTGCAAACCACAAAGACATATCCACCTTTGACATATCATAAAAAGCGTCATAGGCTGTGATTTTGACGATGTTACGCTGTTTTTTATCTCTTTGAGCCGACTGAATTTTACCGTAGAAAACAGGACATTCAACCGTTCCTGTTTCGGCAGGACAAATAAGAGTATTTGACGGGTACAAATCATCTGACGGATACAACTCTGATTCAAGATATGTTGCCGTTATGATGACCTGTACCGTCTTTCCTATCAAAGCCGAGCAATCATAATCAATGAGTTTCACGCTCATTTCAGAGGCTATGCAACCGCCGAATTTCAATTCTTTTTCAACGATTTCATTTTCAAGCGAAAAACTGTCAAGCACGATACTTTCACCTGTTATATCCTCAAAACTGCCGTCGGGGGAATGCAGGGCAACGGTGTTGTAAAGTGTGTTTGTTTTCAGCTTATCAGCAATTTCTTTAGATACAAGCATTTTTAAGAATCACCCCTTAATACTCAATCAGCTCAACAGTAATCGGCTGATAGGTTATATCATTCTTTTCGGCATCCATTACGGTATATTCAATATCGGGAATATAAAAATAAGAGGTGTAATAGCTGTTCGTTTCATCGTTCCAATAAGTTACCCTGCACTTCCTCTGTAACTTATTCGCCATTGAGCGGTTGATAATCGACTGAAAATCAATCTTTTCGTCAAGATGAAGAATGTGAGTTGAAAACGAAATTTTTGTTTTGTAATTTGGCAGCGTTGCCCTTTGAAGCGTACCGTTCTGATCTCGTTCCGCAGAAGTTTCAAGTCGCTGATTCGGAGTTGATGAAAATGCGGTAATGTACTTATTCGGCATTATGTTGTTGCCGAATTTAAGCAAATAGCCGTTATAATTTGACATATCATTTCCCCCTTTATGCGAATGCGGATTTACCGTTGTGTCTGCGTCTGTAAAGCTCATCCTGTCTTATCATTTCTTCAAAAATCGTTGAACCCTCAAGCTCGGCAGTAAATGAATAAGTGTTGCCGCCGTTATTGCGAAAGATAATGAACATTTCATAAATGCGTTTAAGCAGGTCAAGAATTTGTGTGAGAATCACTGTATCCTGACCGCCCGAATTGTCGAGCATACCCTGTAACTTGTTAAGAGGAGAAATAACCTCAGGGTTACCGCTGTTAGCACCTGCGTTATCGCCGACAACCGCAAGTGTCGGAGCTTTAACAATACCGCCTTTTGCAAATTTTCGTGCCGGTGATTCCGTGGGTTCTTCAAATCTCGGAATGAGAGGCGGATTTTCAGGCATTGAAAAACTCCAATCCTGTCCAAAAGCCGCTCCGATAATACCGGCTATTCCGCCGATTGAATTAACAACGCCAGAAACAAAGTTATAAATACCTGTCCACAACGCATTTATGCCGTCAATGATAGCGTTTATAATAAACTTAAACACGGCACAAATGCCGTCCCAAATACCTTTGAAGAAGTCGTAGATACCCTGCCATGCTTTTTTCCAATCGCCTGAGAAAACACTTGTAATGAAGTCAATAAGACCGCCGAATGTTTTCTGTATAGAGGTAACCAACCCACCGATAAATGTAAACACATTATCAAACACTCTTTTTACGGCATTGAAAACATTCTGAAATATAGGTCCCCAAAAGCTGACAAGCCAGTTTACAAACGGTGACAGGAAGTTATTCCACACGGTTGAAACACAGTCTGCAACCTTGCCGAAGAAGTTTATTGCACCTTCAAAAACAGGCTTCAGCCAGTTTTCCCAAGCTGACTTTACGATTGCTACGATAAAATCCCACGCAGGCTTAATCCATTGATTGTAAACATTCATCAGGGTTATGCCGATGTTGGTAAACATATTGCAGATATTCTGAAAAATCTGCTGTCCGTTGCCGTTCCACCAATTACTGATAATTGTTCCGATATCTCCGAAAATCTGACCGATAAAGTTAAACACATCTGCAAACTGCAATTGTAAATTTTCGAGAAATTCTGTGATTGTTGCACCGTCATTTTCAGTCCATTCAACAAGGCTTTCGGTTGCAGTTGAAAACGCACCCGAAACAACTTCGCCGACTGAGCCCGCAAAGGTTGTAAGACCGCTTAAAAGATTGGAAATTGATTCTTCCATTTGAGGGCGAACATTGTCAATTGCATTGCCTGCAAGTGTACCGAAATTATCAAAAAAGATTGAAAGGTTGTTATAGCCGTTTGTAAGATTGTTACCTATGGTGTCGATAAAACCGATAATCTTTTCCCTGTCTTTTGAGATCCACTTAGCAACACCGCCTGAAATGGTCTGAAACGACTTTCCGCCGATTGTCGCAACCGCTCCGAATGCAGAGCCGATTGCCCCGAGTTTTGCAGAACCGACCTTTTGCATTGTTCCGAATGCCTTTTGAACTATGGGAACAGCATTATCAAAAACGGTCTTGCAGTTCTTGCCTATAGCTGACCAATCAACCTTGTTAATACCTTTCTGTACATTCTCGACAAAGCCTTTGAATCCGCTTTTTTCGTATAGATTTTTGAATGCCCCCGAAAGATTTTTGCTTGTATCCTTGACAACATTCTTTGCAACAGCTCCGCCCGATGAACCGCCCGATGAGCTTTTTGATGAAGATGTATCTGACTTTGAAGAACTATCGGTACTTGAAAGCACATTCAGCTTATCAAAGCCCGCAACACTTCTCTTTGCTTTTTCGGAACTTTTCTGAACATTATCAAGTGACTTTGAACTGTCATCTGCCGTATTCGTAAGGCTTTTGGCAGAATCGGATGCAGATTTGATATTGCTTGCGGTGTTGTTGCCTGTATCCCAGCCGAAGACCTTTGAAAGCGATTCAACCGCACCTTTGGCATATTCCGTTAAAGTCGCAAGTGCGGAACTCAACCGCTTTACAACCTGAGTTGCCACCTGTAAAATAGGCTGACCGACTACGGCAAGGAGCTGTTTCCAACTTTCTCTGAGGTTGCCTGTTACATTCTCCCAACCGTCTGCTTCACGGCTTGCCTGTCCCATAGCACCCGAAAGCTGATTAGCGTCCTTGACCATTTGCAAAAGCGTGAGCTGTTTCTGCGATTCCGACAAATCCGTAAATGACTTGCCATACAGCTTATTAGCCGCCGCATTTCGTGTGGTTTCAGTACAGGACAAACCGAGTGCGGCATCATTTTCAAAGTTGCCTTTGAGAAACGATTTCAGGCTTTCTGCGGTGTCTTCAAGCGAACGGTCATAATATGCGGCACTATCGGCTGTTACCTGCAAAGCCTCCTGCATCATACCCAAAGCACTTGAACTGTCCATTCCAGTAGTTTTTGCAAAGGCATAAATGCTTGTGCCGACGCCCTGCAATCGGGTTTCAAGAATACCGCTCTGATTGGCAACACTCTGAATGGCTGATTCTGCCTGCGACTGCATTGTGCCGAATGTCTGCTCAAACTGCGAATTTGCCGCATTGACTTCCGCAGCCGATTCAATGCACTGCTGACCGAACTCCTTGATTTTAGCAACGGAAAAGGCGGCAACCACAGCCGTACCGATTTTCTTAAACGAAGATGAAACCGAATTGCTTAACTGCTCACTGCTGCCTTTGATGTTTGAAAACTCTTTCTCGGTTTTCTGAGAAACGCCCTCCGAAACCTTTGAAAAGGACTGTTTCATATCCGTGCTTACATTTTCAAAATCTTTTGAAAGACTTGAAAATGCCGAATCAAACTTTTTTGTAATTGAATCGGAAATCTTATGCAATGTTTTGGAAATATCATCACCCGTAAGCCTGACATCAAGCTCAATTTCACCCGCCTTTGTCGCCATATTCACCACTTCCTTTCATTTTAGATTTTTTAAAAACAGGCATAAAAACAGCGCACACCGTTATGATGTACGCTTAAAAATTTTGCAAAAGAACAGCCACCCCATTTGGAGTGGCTTTTTGTTTTAGTTGTTGAGTTCGTAGTATTTGATGTCGATTTTCGGAAGTGACACATTGTTGCCCATTACGGTTTCATATGTATAGTCGCCGTCACAAGTTCCCCAGAATGTGATTACATCATCTTCAAGGAGTTTGTCCGCACCGTCAGGAATTTCTACAGTTGCGTAGATTGTATCAGTCCACAATGGTTCATCAAGATACTCATTTTCTTCTTTGGTTATATTGATTCTCAGGTCAACCGAATCGCCCCAGCCTTCCTGAACCTGAATAATCTGACCTTCAAACTTGTAGTCATTACCTTTGTACTTGTCAGGGTTTCTTGAAAGAGTTTTAAAGTCGACTGTTTTGCAACCGTCTTTAAATTCTTTTTCAACCTTCTTCGGGTCTTTAGTAGGCTTTTCTGTTGCAACTTCTTTTGTGGTCGGTGCTTCTGTCGCTTTTTCAGTTGCTTTTTCTGAACTCTGATTTGCAACAGTAGTTTCCTGCTTTGATTTGTTTGAACCGCTGTTACCGTTAATTGCACCGTTTACACCGCCAACAATCATAATAGCAACAACGATAATAACCCAAAAATACCAACGCTTGTAAATTTTCTTCTTCGCATTTACAGGATTTACGGTTGCCGAGGTTGAATCGTTTCCGCCAAAGCCTGCACCGCACTTGTCGCAAAATTTTGCATCGTCCTTTAATTCGTTTCCGCAATGTGGACATTTCATAAACATACACTCTCCTTAATAAATTTTTTAGTGTATGTTACATTTTATCACTATATATTAACATTGTCAAGAATTTTGTAGATACAGTGAAAATTATGTACAAATTTACAGATTGGCAAAAAAGTTTTGAAATTCTGCAAGAACGGTGTTCATATCTTCGTCTGAACAGTGCTTTACATTCCTTGACCGCCATTTGTTGCGGATTTTATGCTGTGACGAAGTAAAGTTTTTCAAGACTTCTTTGTCGGTTTCAAGGCGAATTTGAACCGTTCTTGCAAGCGGTGTTTCGGGTCCTAAGCCTTGCAGAAGTGAGCAGAACTCATTCCAACTCATTTTAGCAAAATCCTTTGAATAAATGCTGACCCCGTACTCCGAGCGAAAGCTCGACACGATTAAATCAAAGTCATCAATCAAATCGTAGCCGGGGTCTGAGCTTCCCCCTCGTCAGTCAAATCGCCTGTTGCAATTTTGGCGGATTCGCTGATAAGGACGTTGAAATCGTGCATATTCAGCTGTAACTTTTCAATCTTTTTTCTTTCGGATTCATCAAAAAGAAGATGATACATTTCGATAACATCTTTGCTTTTACCGTTGCCGTCCTCAAAAAGTGCCGCAACTTTGAGCATTGAAACTGCGTCATTGTTGATTGCAAGGTCAACATTTTTAACTCTGACACTCGGCTTTTCCTCAAAATTAAGCTTGTCTGTAATATCAATTAACTTTGACATAATCGTTCATTCCTTTCGTTTTTTAAGCGGCTGCTGTATATACGGGTTTGCCGTTTGACATAACTTCAAATTCAAGCGGAGCAACACCCGTACTTGCGCCTGCACCGTTTGATGTAACGGATACAACTGCATTTTTAAAGAGGACGGTTGCACCGTTGGGGAAGGTCCACATAAACGAAACTTCTGTCTTTCTGCCGTTTTCAAATGCAAGGGCGGCAATCTGGTCATTGCCTGCGTCACCGATTGTACGCTTGCCCTTTACCGAAATTGTGATTGACTTTGCTGTCATAAGCCTTGACTTCCAGCCCTCGTTTTCAAAGGCTGTCCATTCCTCGACACCGTTGTCAAATGCAACAGAAAATTCTTCGCAGTTAGCAATATTTGTCGTGGCGGATTCTGTTCCTGCCTTGCCAACCGCAAACTGATTTTCATAGCACGGGAATACTCCCGATTCAACTTTTGCCATAAAATTACTTCCTTTCGTAATAAAATTTAACTTCAATGACCTGCTCATACACACCCTTGTCGTCTGTTCCCACATCAACGGGTTCTTCCGTGAGCAGTTCGATTATATAGATTTTGTGTTCCTTAATTTCAACATTTTTAATGCCGTAAAGCGTTTCGTAAAGCCTGCGTGCAAACTCCTCTGTTTCTCTTGCGTTGTCGGTGTAATGGATAAGCAAAGACACGCTTATTGTATCGTAGGTGCTTTCACCGCCGATTGCCCTTGTGGGTGTTCCCGACTGCTTTAATGAATACACCCCGATTGACCTGTCCTGCTTGTTGTCAAGCTTGCCGATGTAATAATGCTCGGCTGAGGTAACGCTTTTGAGCCAATCTCTGATGTCCGATAAGTAAATCAAAGTCCTGCTTCCTTTCTGTATAATCTTGCAAATGCCCGACTGCAAAAATTATGTCTTGTACCGCCTTCAAGCCACGGTGTGAGCCATTTTCCGCCGGCGGCAATGTTTTCCTCACGGCTGAAATTATATTCGGGGTGAAAATACAACCTTCTTGCATACGGAGTGCTTGACACAATTTTCACCGTGCCGTTCCGGATCTGAGCGTAATCGACAAAAGTATTTTCGTTCTGAAGGTTACCCGTATCAAACGGCATTACCTGCGTGTTTTTCACCTGTGTAAGAAGTGCATCACCTGTCTGTTCAAGAGCCTGTTGCTTTGCCTTGTCAAGCTGTTTTACAACAGGCATGTTGAGTTTGATTTTTGATGATACCGAAAATCCCATTAAATCACATCCAATTCCGTAAAATTAACTGTACCGTCAGGGTTGCGGTGTTTAATGCTCTGCACAATATTTCTCTTTACGCCGTCAAGGATTACAAAGCCACCACTTAAATTTGGGCTGTCGGGGGCAATATTGCCGTCAAAAAGCAAGACAGCCGACACCTGAACAATTTTCTGTTCTTTGGTATAGACCGTCTTTGCCTTTGACTGCATATTACACAAGGCAGAGCCACCGTGCAGGGTTGCTGACGGGTACAAGCTGTCGGAGGGATACAGATTTTTGCATTCAAACACGGTCAGGGGTGCTCCGTCTTCGGTAACACCCTCACCGTAGATTGTGACCTCGACAGGAGTTTTGCAGAACTGCTTTTTTACAAGTGACGGAAATTTCACGGTTTTCACGCACCTTTCAGATTGCAGGATAACAAAGTCCTGTTGATTTTAGCAACGCATAGAGGTCGGCAGGAATTGCCACTCCGCTGATGCACATTAAGTTCCAGCTTGCACCGAATTCCATTGATGTGCCGTTGATTGAATAGCTTTTCAGATAGGAAGAAATCATATCGGCATTTTCTTTTTCAAAAGCAGTAAGTCTGCTATGCACTCTGCCGATGATTCTCTTCTGCATTTCCGAAAGTTTTTCAAAATCAATGCGGTTAAAAGTCAGAACATCAATGTGTTCGGCAGAGATAACGCTGTTCTCATCTCCGCCCTGCTGTTCAATGTAATCGGCATACATAGATTTACTCCTTTGTGTCTGACTTGGTACTCTCTTTAAGTTTTTTGTTTTCGGCTTTGAGCTTTGAATTTTCTTTCTTCAAAGTATTGTAATCATCAACAGAAATTCTCTTGCCTAATCCATATTCTTTGATTTTGCCGTTGTCATCCTGAATATCATAACCACGGGATACATAAGTCTTAGCTTCCTCGTCTGTGTTGACTGTATATGACTTATTGTCTTTGATTGCTTTCATTTTTTCTCACCTCGCTTTAAGCCTCGGCATGAATGATTACGCCCTGCTTCATAAGTTCGTCAATGGCAAAAGTACCATTAACTTTTCTGTTCTGATATATATAATTATCAGCTGTTCGGCTGTCAGAACCCGGAGTATAGACATTGATATATGAATACTTAACTCTTGACACCTGTGCTTCCGGGTCAATAAGAATATAGTCAATCTGCTTAGCTGAGCTGTCAGCAACACAACCGTTTGTAAAATCAAACAAAGACTTCATTCTTGAGCTTGGCACTTCTACAATCTTATCAATATCATCAACGGAACGAACACGGCGGTCAATGCCCTTTGCGGAACTGATTTCAAGTGTTCTCTGAATACCCTCTGCATTCTTCAAAAGCTTTTTGTACTGTGGTGTCGCATAAAGAATAACCCTGTCGAGCGGTACACCCGCTTCGGCAAAAGCCTCAAGGTTATCGTCAAAATCTGCAAGCACATTCGCCGCAGTTAATGCAGTAGTTTTTACTGTTGCACCAACTCGCTTAGCCTCTGTATAAAGCTTGCTGTAAGTATAACAGTCGAGTTCAGGGATAGCCTGTGTTTTTTCAAAGCGTGTCTGAATATTTGCGATAGTCACTACCATATTTGTTTCGTCAACATCAATAGGGTCGATAGCAAACTCAATATCTCTGTCGTGGTCAAGGGTTTTGGTTTCGTAACCGTTTGAATATGTACCCAAATTAAAACCGCCTGCACCTCGTGTATGGTCTTTATAACCGCTGACCGAGAGTTTCGGAATTTTAATATCCTTACCGTTGATAATCTGAATGTCAGAGTTTGAGTGGTAAAGGTCATCACAAGTAAGGGCTTGACCGTACAATTCTCTTAAAACATTACTGAAAATAGTTGCGTATTCTAATACTGCCATAATTATTTACCTCTTTTCTTACTTTTTCGATTTGATGCCGAAAATTCCTCTTAAGGCATCTTCTGTTAAATTTTTGTTGCCGTTGCCGTCACCGCCGATTTTCTTAACTCCTGTGCCGTTCTCGGCAGGTTTGCCCTTGAGTGCGGGGATATCGTCAAGCACCTTTTTAACAGCCTCTGTCAGCTTTTCCGCATTGACCTTGCCGTCTGTCACAGCCTTTGAAAAGTCTGCAATTTTAAGCACATACGGAACGGTTGCAATGTCAACACCCTGTTTTACGGCTTCGAGGGTTGCCGATTGGTTGACTTCTGCCGTGAGCTTTGCGTTGTTTGCAGATTCAACTTCCGACTGCATTTTTGCAAAGTCGGGAGTGTTCTCGGCTTTCTGCTTTTTAAAAGCACCGATAGCCTCTTTCATCTCATCGGCTGACAATCCCTGCTCCTTAAAATATGACTTCAAAACGGTGTCCTCTGTCACGCTCTGTTTGCCTGTAATAAGGCTTGCGAGCTTGTCGTAATCAAAGGCAGGAGCGTTTCCCTGCGGTGTTCCCTGCGGTGCAGGTGTCGGTTCATTGGGGGTTGGTGTTGGATTTGGTTCTGCCATTTTTTTCATATCCTTTCAGTTTTTCGGGTGTCTCCCGTAATCAGTTTATAGAGTGTCTCCCGTAATCAGTTTATAGAGTGTCTCTCTGTTTCAGTTTTGCACGGTGTCTCCCGTAGTTTAATGTCTTCGGACAATAAAAAAGCACCTTACATATTCGTAAAGTGCTTAATCCGCTTTTTCTGTTTTTTCTGTTTTAACTGCTTTGGCTCTCGGCTTTTTGGGAGCGTCAGACTTGACCTCTTCTGCAAAACCGCCGTCAATGAGTTCCTTTGCTCTCTGCTCGGAGCATTCAAAAACTTCATTCACAGGTCGGGTTACATAGCCGTTCTGCCTGTCATTAAATGCTGTTGTTACTCTGATTTTCATTCTGTCACCACCTTTCTAAACTGGTCGAAATCGACGGGTTTAAATGCAAAAAAGCACCCTATAATCAACATTGCTGTCGATTATAAAATGCTCAATTCGTAATTTTATGCTGTTTTTGTGAATTGCATATAACAAAACCGCCCTTTTTACGGAGCGGTTAGATTATGCCACTATCTTTTAGATATTGCATTTTTTGTTTCTCTCTAAGCTTACTGTAAAGTGCTTCAGCATCTTTAGCTTCTTGTGGAGCATCTTCACGCAAAGTGACATTTAAACCATTTGTTACAAGGTACGGCTTAAACGCATTCCATAGAGATTTTTGTTCTTCAGTTTGTATCAATCTCATACCATCATCACCCTAAAAGTTTGCTGACTCTGTACTCGTTATACACTTCATCCATAGCTTTATCTTTTAAGCATTCAAAAGCATACTCACTTATATCCTCTATATTATAACCGTTATTTATCAATTTTTCAACCTTTGGGGCATAAATTTTATTAAGGTAATCGCAATATTCAAAATAATCGTTAATACTTCCGAATTTTGCTCTGTAATTTTTAGCGTCTTGCCAATGAATCAGTTCGTGCAGAATTGTACTCAATCCGTCTTGCGGACAAGCCAAGTTTTCTTGTAAATCTGACAAATCACTTGTTGAAAAGTATGCTGAATTGACATTTAGAACATTTTGCATTGGCATATATGAAGCAATAGCATTTACTCGCATTTCTTCGGGAGTGACAATACAAATTTCAGGCTTTCCGCTTGTTTCAACCTCTCCGAGCATATCAAACGCTTTTCTCACTTGCATATCAAAATTATGAAGTTCTTTTCGTTTTAGCTTTACCTTATCTGAAATATAAACATTATCACACAATGTATTTGCCTTGTGGGTATCAATTGTAATTGTTTCGCCCTCAATTTTGCGTTCAAAAGTTTTTGATATATCTTCTTCAAAAACAGGTCTGTAATATTTCTGTTCATTGGTGTTTAGTGAGAATTGTTTCGCCTTTTCTTCAAGCGTATTCGCCCTATCGTGCCACTCATCGGCTCGGGTTTGGGCTATTCGTTTATTGTCCTCATCGAGGCTGTATTCGGCACGGCGGTCAAAGCGTTCTGCCTGTCGCTGTGCATACTGCTGTTTTTCCTCAATTCCTCGCTGACGGTCAAGCTCTTTGATTTCATCTTCAGACAACGGTGCGTCCAAATCATCAAGTTCGGGATAATATGTACTTGTGCTGTCCTTACATCTCGGATGAAACAAACCGTTCTTGATTGCGGTTGAGAGAAGCGGATAGTTTCCGTCTGACTTTTTGCCGTTTGAATAAACATCGTCAATAAACACCTTGCCGATATATTTTGCACAATCGGGGCAACCGCCCTGTCTTGAGTTCACAACAACGAGGGATACTCCCCATTCGGCTCGCTTTTCGCCCTCACCACGCAGATAGGCTCTTTTGTTGGCTGTTTTAACCGCCATATCCGCATAATCCGAGAGCGTGTGCCTTGCACCATTTTTGTATTCCACACAATTAAGACCTGCGTTGAGCATATCTTTACACGCCATATCAACGGCTTTTTCGTATGTAACCGCACCCGTGTTCATTGCAACCTGTGCGTTAAAAATCGCCTTGCGGTACTTGTCGTTGCTCATACGCAAAACTGCCGTTTCTGCCCTCTTTAAATCGTCTGTGGTCGATTTTATGAGTGCGTCAAGTTTACGGTCATTCACCTTAAAAAACTCGGCTGTGCTGTGTGCTGACGGCTTTTTCGGGGCTTTGAAACCGTCCTTGACAGCTTCAAGAATTTCTGCCTCCTGACTTGCATTTCCGTCAGCTTTGGCGGTGCGAATCATCTCTTCAACCTTGCCGTTAATGGTTTTGAAACGCTTGCCGAATTTCTTTGCGTTGTGCTTACGGTACTCTTCAAGACTTTTGAGCTGTTCAGCCTGCCATTGTGTCCAGTTGTAACCCTCTTTGGTTTCTTCGGCTCTGTGACGGCTGAAATTTCTCATCATGCTGTCGATAAGCTCGTTTTCAATTCTCTCAAAAGCCTCTTTAATGTTGTAATCACTCATTGCTTACTCATTTGCTGTCATCGTCCTGATTTGCGATATCTTCGGGTTTATCGGGTTCATTGCCCGTGTCGGTAAGGTCAACATCATCAAATGGAGAAGTTTCTTCCTCGCCTGCAATACCCTGTTCCTCTTTAATTCTCTGCACCTCTTCGGCTTTCCAATCCTCCGACTTGCTGTCGCCGTAAAGCTCATCAACCGAGGTTTCAACTGACATCAAACCGCCCTGTCTTGCTTTTGACACGGTTTCAACCTGACTTTCAAAGCTCGGATTTGCATATTCGCCGAAGTTTACGGACACTTCCAAGCCCTCAACAATACCCTTGCCGTTAAGTTCCCCGTCTGCATTGAGTACAACTGCAACAAGGCTTTGAAGTGCGTTCTGCGTGATTTTGACAAGGTTCTGCCTTGTGTAAAGGGTTGTCTTTTCCTTTTCACGCTGAGCGTCTGCATTATCAAGCTTCTTCGTATCAATGCCGAGAGTTGACGGCGATATAATACCCTGCAAACAGAGGTCAAGGGCAGTAATGTATGAACTCAAATAGCTTTCGTGCTGAATCTGCGGACTTTCGGTGTAAATCCTGTTGCCGTTGCCGTTTTCAGACATATCGTTGCCCACGGTGATAAATCGGTTGTCAAACGGATTTGGTGATATCGGCTGACAGGTTTCGGGATTTCTCGGAACAAGGCAATCAGGCACATACTGCTTTGTTCGGCAGGCTCTGAGTGCGTCCATCCACTGTGACCACACTTCATCAAGGCTGTCGAAAGCGTCTGTTTTTATGCCGATAATGCCTGCACCTCTGCCCTTGTGGCACGATTTGCCGTAAAGGACAGGTACAGCCCACATATATGATTCGTCAAATGTAACACCCTTTGAATCAATCCACGAAAGAGCGTCAACCGTGTGCAGGTCAATCTCTTTGCCGTTGTCATCATACAAAGCATAGTGAATATAGCCGTAACCGTATGTTTCTTCAAAGCGGTAACGGCGGTGTTTTTGCGTGTAATCGGTGTAAAACTTAACCTCTCGGATTCTGCCACGCACATATGTAAAGTCGATGTTTTCGGCAGGATACCATTCAACAATCGGAACATCTGATACAGCCGTGTCAAAACTGACCTTAAAAGCACCGTCACCGACAACACATAGGTCACGAAGCATTTGTTTAACCGTGTCGGACAATTTGTTCTGCTTTTCAATATCTTCCCAACGCTCTGCATAAGCGGTTGAATTTTTACTTGTAACATCTGTGCCGTTGTAGTCGGAAATTACGATATTCACAAGCGTTTCGCAGATGAGTGCCGGCAGGCCCGTGTGTATTTTACGAATTTCAAGCCCCTTTGTGCTTTTTGCCGCCCAAAACATAGTTTTGTTTGTATCAATCTGCCTGTACAGCTCCGCAAGCTGTCTGCTGTTGCCCCAATACCAAATGCGATTGATAAAGCACTCGGTCAGATGATTGCTTGTTTCGGTGACGGTAATTGTTTTGTCGCTTGCAGGAGTAATCTGCAAAAAGTTTTTAATTCCCGATCTGATAGATTCAGCCATTCTGTTAATCAGCCCCATTTATTTCACTTCCAATAATATTTTTAAACGGCAGCCACGCATATTGACCGCTGTTAATGCAATGGTCGTGACCGTCCTCGGGTGTGTTGTCTTTATCCTCTCGCCAGCTGTAAATTTCAAACTCGGCAATCGTGTTTTTACAATGTTCAAGCACAAAATAACAGTCGGTGGCAAGCCAGCCGAGTACAAGATTGATTCGGTCAATAATCTTCGTTTTCTTCCATGCATTTGCAAAGTCATAGACACAGCCGTGCTGTCGCTTATACTTTTGAAATTCGGTAATAGTCGCTTGGTCGGCGCTGTCAATAAAAGCCGTGCGTGCAAAGCCCCATTCATCACGGTTGCGGTCAAGAAAATCAATAAAATTCTTCACCGTGTCACTCGGGGCAATAGGCGTTTGCATTTCAGCGTTGTTATAAACTCTTTCATCAAGCTGAACACACTTGCCGTGATTGGTAATGCCGTAAAATGTCATTGCGATAGTGTCAGGCGACTTTTGCGAATAGGCGGTATCAAGACCTGCGGTGAACTGAACAAAGTGTTCCGACTTGCGGTTACAGTTCAAAAACTTTCCTGCCCACTCTTTTGATTTGATATGTCTTGCCCTCTCAAAATTCGGGAACACAAGACCTGTTGCTCTGCCTCGCAAACCTAAGATTTTATTTTTATAGAGCTTTGTACCTTTCGGTGCAGAGTTCTTTTTCTTTTCAATCTGTTCGGGTGTAAGACTTAAATTGTCGGCAAAAGAAAAGAACCAATACCGCCAATTCGGTACAGGTTCTTCGGTAAGCTCCGCCGTAATCTCGGGAGGAACATCGTTTTCATATTTTTTAAAAGGACGGGAGCGGTTGACAAACTCCTTATACACAGGCAGGCTCGGATCATCGGGATTCAGCGTTGCAAGCATATAGTCATTACGGGTTGACATCTCTCGGATGAACTCGATATCGGCGGTGTTGATTTCGTCAATATAAACGCACCCAAACTGCGCACCGAGAACCATTTCCCACTTATCCCGACTGCTGTAACCGAGAATATAGATAATTTTGTCCTCAAACTTGATATGCGGCAGCTTGTAATCCTTGTCGCCGTTACCACAATAGACAGCGTTGCGGTGCAAGTCGAGAATACCGTTGTCCTGTTGAATTATAGTTTCCTCAGCCTTGCCCGTAGTTTTGGCGGCAATTGCGTGAAGTTTCTTCGGCGACTGCGACACCATTCGCATAAACTTAACGCCTGCTCCGACGGTAGTTTTGCCGGACGCTGTAGTTCCTTCAAGAAATTCAGCCGACACATTTGTTGTGTTGATAAAGTCGATATACTTTTGCGATAGCGGGAATTTGTTACTCACTCAATCCCTCACCACCCAACTGTCTAAACACATCGGATAGCTTTTCGGACTGCTCAACCTTTGCGTCAACCTTAACGGTGTATTCGCCCGTCATCTTGTTGAGCGTGTCAATAGCCCTGATTCTGTCAGAGGTGTCCTGCCCGTCATTCCTTGCAATGTCGGACAAAGCAACCTGTCTGTCCTTTGCACTCATAATGCGCTCATCTTTGAGCTTATCGGAAAGCTCCTTGATGTATTTTGAAACTCCAACATTCTCCAACAATTCATACGCTCTTGCGTTTGCGTAATTTTCGGAATATCCTGCCTGTATAGCACTCTGAACGGTGTTACCGCTCTGCGCATAATATTCCGCAAACTTCCTCTGTCTTGCATTTAATTTGTCTTTCACGGTATCACCGCCCTTTCTAAAAATAAGCAAAAGAAAAGACAGCACATTTCTGTACTGTCTTTAAACACAGGTTTCCGGAGTTGCACCGGAATCTGTAAAAACTGTTTTCCTATTTAAACTATCCCCTGCGTTTATAATATTATATCAATAAATTTCTAAATATTCAAGTGTTTTCTTTCCCATTTATTCAATAATACACTTACATATTTCTGTTCTTTATCAGTCAATTGACGATCTCCAATTTCATTATGTTCATAACCCAAATGGGTATGTGGCATCATTCCATTATGAGGTCTACCTTTAACGTCAATTTGTTTTATTCTTTCGCCGTAGTTGTCATAAAAAGTAACACTTTTGATGTTGCTCTGTTTGTCAAGAGTAGCATACACTCTATTTTTTGTCATAGTTTCCATAGGAGCTTTTATCGAAGTATTACCATTCATATGAATTACTTTTATTTCACCAAATTGAGCAACTGTGTGATATTCTGTACCGTACTTCTTTCCCTTATCACTTATACCGCTTGAAGAGCCTCTTCCGCCCATTATTTTGACCTCCTGAATTTTTCCTGAAACGATTTGATGTTGATGATGTTTCCCATACATTCTTCGGGGACTCTGCCGTAGAAGATAATTGTTTCAGGCTGTAAGCGTTCAATCATTTCTTTGTAACCTTTCAAAAACAGTTCTTTTGATTCCGTACGGTTCTGCGTTCCAACACTTGATACGGCAACCGTACCACCCAAAGGCTCGCCGTCAAAACACCATTCAAAACTTTTTTCGTCGCTCCAACAAATTGTAGGTATTACCTCAATGCCGTAGAGTTGTAAATATGCACCTATCCAATGCTTGCGATAGTGGTTATAAATCTGCAACGCTGTCGGATAATCAGTGTAAAGACTGAAATCAGGCGATAATACACAACTGAATTTTTGTAGACTCTCAATATACCTGTCGGGTGTATTCCATAATCTTTGGAACTGGTAATCGTCCAAAAAGAAATGCACACCGCAGTTGTTCTGCTTACTGCTCAAAACTTCATTAAATCCGATAAAGTTGTTTTCTGTAATTTTTGTAGGCTCAATAATCGGGATGTCATATTCTCCTGCACCCTGAAAAATCGCTCTTGTGCTATTTTCGTAACCTGTACCGCATTTGTCTTTATACATCAATTTCACCTCACAACACAAAACCGCCCTCAAACGAGAGCGGTCTGTGCGATTTTTATCTTAGGAGAGTTTTACATATGTCCTGTTTGTCAAACTTTCATAATACCATTATACGCAGGGTAAGGGTGACATTCAATGACATTTCAAAATAATTTTACGAGAAATTGAACTTTTTTCGGAACGCCTGTAACGCTTCGCCGTGCAATCTCAGGGTATGCCTTACGCTCATTTCCATACTCTCGGCAATATCCTCCCACCTCTGACAATTTATGTAATACTCGGTCAAAATTGCAATGTAACGGTAATCGTCAAGTGCGTTGATTTTACTGCGGATTTCAGTTTTTAACCGCACAAGATTGTCAATTTCCCTATTGATTTCAGCCTGAAGGTCTGCAATCCTGTCCACAATCCGCATAGGGTCATTCACTCCCGATGTCTTAACAGGCTCGTTCTGCTTAACCGATACCTGTGCAATATTCAGCCTAAGTTTCGACAGCTCGTGTTCTTTCGTTTTGATCAGCTTATCCGAAACCCTGACCGAATATAAATAATCTTTAACCGTCAATCCGTATCACTCTCCTTATTCATTTTCAACCAAAATAGTATTCCAACGCTTTCTGCCATAATATCTCCATTGGATATGACCGTCTGCAATTCGTACTTCGACATTTTCGAGATTGTCAAAGTTCATTATTCTTTCTCTAACGGCAATTTTGTTTCTCTCCGAAATATTATCGAAATATGCCCAACGGTTAATTGTATTGTCTATTTGTTCGATACTCCATTCAAGATCAGTCAAGCTTGCTACTCTTTTCCATTCTGCACGATGGACATCAATAAGTTTTTGAGCCCCTTCATATGTTTTGAACACTTCGCCGACTGGTAAACTGATATGGTACGGGTGGTGAGGTTCGTTGAAGTAAGAACGAACAAGTCTATATCCGCTATTACCACGACAATAATCAACCTCTATGTGGCTGTAGTCACGATCTTGGACTTTTACATATATACCTTCTTTTATTGCAGTTGCAATATCTTCTGCTTTGTAAGGATTCAAGTGTTTTGCAATTTCGGGCAACGGCTCAACAGTAAGTTGAAAAAAATCATAGTTTTCTTTTTTGAAAAAATCTTTAGGTATCTTTTTCCAATGTGTAGGCGTCTCGAATTTTTCATAAGGAACACCATTAATAAACCGTGTGTCCATGAAATCGTATAACTGAATACAAATTTCGTGTGTATAGTGTTCTTCAATCGTGCCAAAACCAATCGTCCATTTAGGTTCTTTTTTCTTGACGAAAAAGACAACTGCACCAATCGGAATTTCTTTTCTGTTTATATTTAGTTTATGATTCTCAGAGTAAATGTTTGCCTCTTCTGGAAGGACTTCAGTTATTCCTGATATCATTTTTATCTACCTCACTTTCAAGCCAATGTTTCGTGCAGTTTGTCATTGTTTTCATGCTCCTTTAATTTTTCGGTTATTCTTTTGGTTAAGCCGTTTTCGTTGGTTAGACATTCTAAGGCTTGGAGGGCATTGATTACGGTTTGCTCGTTGGTTTGGGACTGATACATCTTACGGACGAAGTCGGCGCTTTTCTTTACATTATCCATAATTCTTTGTGAGAGCATACGGTATTCGTCTGCGTTGTTTCTGTCACGCTTATACTCCGTTCTGAGCTTGTCCTGCCATTCAAGGCAGATGTTTATGTCCCAGCCTTTATGACGGTTGTTGTAGCCGACCTTTGCAAGCCTTGAAAAGTATTTATATTCGGGCGGAGGAAAGAATGAGTAATCAAGCTGACCGTCAATTGCTTTATCTTCAAGCTGTTCAAACACCTGCGGATTGTTAAAATCATATTTTTTCATATTACCTCCTGCGGAGGCTTGTGGTGGGTTTGGTGCGATTTTAAAGAACCCTTTCTATATATATATTAGTTTATTTTTCTTATACGAAAGGTTAGAAAAACCCGTAAACCCTCCTCAAGCTACCACACTAACAATCTTTATAAATTGAAATTCCGTTGAAATAATTGAAATTTCTTCCCTTTACTTTTTCAAATCGTTTGGCAAGTTCGGTGCTGAATTTGGTATTTGACATACAATATTCGTTGTTATCCCCTGCCCAGCTTGTATAGGCGGCATAGAGCGTGCTTGCCTGAACCGAACCCTCTAACACACATCTGTCCTCGATAAAGGCGGAAATGACATCCATTTCACGCTTGTACTCTCTCACGCTTTGAAGAACGGCAGACGGCATTTTCAAACCCTCTCTCTGCCAAAGAATACAGCCGTCGATACACCATTTGAAAATTGCGGTCATTTCGGCTTTGAGCTTATGCGTAAGGTTCTTATCAACCTTATCCTCGGGAATCTGAACATTGAACGGTATCATATGTATTCTTCGCCATATGCCCGTGTCGGTGCCTCTGATAATCGGTTTATGGTTTGTCGCCATCCACAGCTTAAACTCGGGCTTGAACTCAAATTCCTCGCTGTACAGCTTTCTTGCCGTTACGGTATCGTCACCCGTAAGCTGTTTGAGAAGTCCCTCATTAATTCGCACGCCCTCGTTCGGCTCAACCGAGGTGACAAGCCTTGCACCTTTTAACCGTGCAATATCGCTGTTTATGGCACTGCTCTGAGAGTTTCTTACCATAATAGTTTCAGGCTGAATGTTTGCGGCATAGTCGCCGAATACATCACGGATAACATCAATGAATGTACTCTTGCCGTTTCGTCCCGTGCCGTAAAGGAAGAATGCGCATTGCTCGGCTGTTGAGCCTGTCAGACTGTAACCGACCGCCTTTTGAATGTAGCGAATAAGCTCCTTATCGCCTGCAAAAATATCGTCAAGAAATGCAAGCCAACGGGGACACTCTGCCGTTTGAGAACAGTCAACCGAAGTAATCTTTGTAAAATAATATTCGGGATTATGCGCCCTCACTTCGCCGTTTTTTAGGTTGATTATTCCGCTTGGGGTGTTTAATGCCATACGGTATTTATCCATTTGTGCCGGAAGTACGGGGATATGGTGTTCAACCTCGTTGAGCATTGCTTTTTTTGATTTGTTGGAACGGCTTACTTTCATATGCTTTTCAAATGCTTTTGACATATCTCCGCCGTTCTCTTCATCAGCTTGCAAGTACAGCCTTGCTTCGGCTTTCATAGCCTCAACGCTTTTGTCTGCCATTCGCAAAACTACCCCGATATTGTCAACACACCACTTCATAGAATTGTAGTAATACCACTTTTTCTCAGTGTAACAATACCTTACATTATCGCCGAATAAATCAACAAACCTGTCGGCGTTACCCATATCGTCAAAGGTGTAGGCACGCATTTTTTCTTCGTCAACCGCTTGAACAGCCTTGCCCTCACCGATTGAAATTGAATAATCGTTATGCTGTTTTGGGTTATAGGTCTGCGTACAGCCCGACACAGCCTTTTGCAGGGTTATAATGCCGTAGGTTGTACCCGACTGTTTTCTGTCCCACTTGTCACGCATTAAGCCTGATTGTCTGAAAATCGAATCCATTTTGTCGGTATCGCAACCGCACCAGAACGCAAGCATATTGCAAAAAGCCATGTCCGCCTCGCTCTGTGACGAGTAAGCCGAAAAATCACCGCTGTACAGAGCCTTGAAAAGACTTCCGTTCTTGGCATTGCAGGCGATTCTGACAATATCGTCAACGGTGTTCGGATTAACCTCAATGTTACGGAGCTTAGGCTGTGGCTCTGTTGCCTTGCCGAGATACTTTGAATGCAACGGCTTTATGCTTTCGGTGCAATCGTTTATGTACGCATATGCAGAGCAGTAATCGCCTGTCACAACGAAGAATCTGCCGTTTTCGTACATTTCAAAACCGCCCGAATCATTCTTCGCCTTTCTTCTGCCCTCGGGAAGAGTTCCCTTGCAGATTATGTGAACGCCTGTTTTGCTCTGCGAAAATTCGGTGTAGCTCTGCAAAGTGTTCACAAACTCGCTGATTATGTTGTCAGCTCCGCCGTTTTGGTAGTCCTGAATGTCATTCGGCATATCGTCAAGGTCAACACCGAAAAACGGTGAATTTGAGAACATAAAGCCTATACCCGAATATTTGGCGGATTCTCTGACTGCCGTTTCAAAGTCCGACCAAGTGTCGGGATTGTTTGACTGAGCAAGTCCGCCCGTCTTTGGATTGACGGGCTTCTTTGAAATTCCGCTGTGCGATTTCGGATCTGGATATGACTGCCAGCACACCCAGTTTTTGTAACCTTTCAATTCCTCGGGAACTGCAAAATATTTATTTTTATTTGGGTTTAAATTTGTAAAGCCCATTTTTTCACCTCCATATATAAGGAAAAACACGGTGAAAATTGCACTGTTTTATGCAATTCCCGAAGAATTTTTTTAAAATCAGAACGGCAAATCATCGTCAATCGGCATATCAACAAAGCCCTGATTTGCTGTCTGTGCAGGTGCATAACTCTGCTGTGGCTGTGCATAGGTCTGCGCCGTTGAACTCTGCGACTGCTTGAAGGTATGCTTGACCTCGGGAAATTTTGTAGGATTGAGCCAGCTGACTTCTTCTCTTTTTTCGCCGTTCCATTCGCCGTGCTTAATCGTTACACGAACAGGCTTTTTCACAAGCTCACCAAGGAACTGTTCAAGGCTGTCGTAATCCTTGCCGTCGGGAAGTCCTGCCGCCTTGCCGAGAGTCATAACCTGATTAAAGCCGTATCCCTTGACCTGCTTGTCGTTTTCGGTAGGCTCGTTTCGCTTCCACAGGGTATGGAAGATATAGCTGTTTTTATAGTTCTGTTCAACATCGTTTCTGATTAAAAATCTGATATTAAGACAGGTTTTGTCTTTGCCGTTTTTAGTGTAGGTGCGTTCCTCTGCTCTTGCAATAAGGCACTCGTAGTCGCCTACGGGCTTGATTGAATCGGACTGAGTTGCCGCTGCCATATTTGTTTTAAATCCCATAATTTTACTCCTTTGTTATTAGCTCTATTGCCTCATCGGCACTTCTGCACACTCCTGCAACAGCACCGTTGAGTTTCATCAGCTGTATGAATTTCTGCTGTTTTTCGGTAGGTTTGCCTTTTGGTGTTTTAACCTCAATAAAGACTGCTCTTCCGTCTGATTTTCTGACACCGAACAAATCCGAAAATCCGGGCGGAACTCCCGTGTTGAAATATCTGCCGTCCTTTGTAAAGCCTGCACCTACATTTATACGGAAAATATCGCAGTACGGTGCAATTGCAATACGGATTTTATTCTGAATTGCGTGTTCTTCTGTCAAGCTATCATACCTCTCTTTCGTGCCTGATAATACGCCCAGCCGGGCTTATATCCGTGTGTTTTTGCGTAAACAAGTAAATCGTTGTAGCTGCCGCAATCAGATGGTGAACTGAAATCGAGCTTAAAGCCCTCAACCTTTATAAGCTCTGCTGTGGTATCGTTTTCAACGGTTCTTTCGGCTGTCGGGAAAACATAACCGCAATGCGGACACACGGTTTTCTGTCCTGCCGGCGGTGCTGAAAATGTAAAGAAACATTCGGGACATTGCCTGACCTTTTCCTCCTGCTCCTTTTCAATCTTTTTAATGCTCTGCTTTTTGCGTTTTTCAAGCGTCCATTCTCGGTCGTCATCAGGCATTCCGTGCCTTGCATAGTTGCCCACATGGTCAATGATTACCGCCCTTTTGTTCGGTCTGTATCGCATACACCGCATTGACTGCTGAATGTAAAGCGTAAGGCTGTGAGTAGGTCGGAGCAGAATTGTACATTCGCAGTCAGGCACATCAAAGCCCTCTGAAATCAAATCCACATTGCAGAGAATTGTAATTTTTCCGTTTCTGAAATCGGCTATAATCTGTTCTCTCTGCGCCTTTGGAGTTGCTCCGTCAATATGCTTTGCGGATATACCTGCGTCACAAAAAGCCTGTGCGGTTGCCATGCTGTGTTTGACAGTTGAACAATAGCACACCGCTTTTTTGCCGTCTGCAAGCTGTCTGTAATACTTGATTACATCTCCGAAAACTGTATTTTTAGTCATTGCTTTTTCTATTTCGGAGGCGACATATTCGCCCATTTTGGTGTGCAAGCCTGTAAGGTCGGCAACACTCGGAGCGTAGTAATCATACGGAGCAAGGCAGTTATGCTCAATGAGCCATTTTGTACTCACCCCGACTATTAGCTTATCGTTGACATCACCCAAACCGTCACCGTTTAAGCGAACAGGCGTTGCGGTGACGCCAACCCTCGGAACATCTGCAAAATGTTCGTAAATGCGTTTGTAGCTTTAAGCAAGGCTGTGATGATTTTCGTCTGTGATGATAAGTGCAGGCTTGGGCAGTTTCTTCAATCTTCGTGTAAAGGTCTGCACCATACCGATTTGGCACAAATCCATAAGCACACCCCAGCGGACAAAGGTTCTGAATATTTGGTCAACAAGCTCTCTCCTGTGAACAAGGAACAGCACCCGTTTCCCGTTCCAAGTTGTTCGTCTTGCAATTTCTGCGACAATGCAGGACTTTCCGCCACCGCAACCGAGAACTATGCAAGGAGCTTTGTAACCCTCTTGCCAAGCCTGTCTTACCTGTTCAACAAGGTCATTCTGATACGGTCGGAGTTGCATTGTCTGCACCCTCTCTCTGCTTTTCCTGTTTCTTCTGCTTTATCAGCTTTGCAACACACTGCATACAGAGCTGTCTGCCGTAATTTTTTGTTGTGCCGTCAATGATCTGTTTAACGGTGCGTTTACCGTCCGAAAGTATCGGTGCTTTGCACTCATCACAATACTGTTCGGGTTGCATTGAATAGTATGTTCTCAATGCTTCATCAACAATTTTAAGGTCATTTGATATGTACATTGAATCAAACAAGCCTATCGGACTTTTACAGGTATCGTTACCGTCCGTTTGTGTTGCAAAAAGATACTTGCCGTCAACGACAACAGTTTTTAAAACCGTGGTAAACATTCCCTCGACCGAGATTTTTTCGTCAAGCAACTTGCCGATTGTTTTAGCTTTCTGTCTGCCGTTTTCGTCGGTTTCAATATGGCTGAGAAAATAAACAATCGTGTCATTCGGGAGAGTTTCGACCTCTTTTACAAGCTCCCAAAAATTTTTACCGATATCGGTAAACTTCTGAAAGCCTGTTTCCTTGGCTCTTCTCATATACTCGTTAGCCATGAGGTACTGTGCGTCATCAACTGCAATTGACTTGCATTTCTGCTTTTTGATAAAGTCCTCAATATCAATGTAGTTGTCGGAATTGATTGAAGAAGTGAATTTGGTCCTGAACGGAAGTGATTTTCCATTTACATTCACAAGAGCAAGTTCATTTGCTTTGAAATTTCTTAAAGAGGCAGATTTTCCGCTGCCTGAATATCCTAAAACCAATATAGGTAATCCCATAAATAACACCTCACTTAATACTTAACGACTGCTTGGCTTCCATATGTACGAAGGGGATTTCTTCGCCCTTTTTGCAGAGAGCCTTGACATCATTCTTTTTTACTTCGGGCATACTGTACTTTAAGAGGTGATCAAGGTTGTGCTCCTCCGCCCACTCAACAAATGAAATTTCATCATCAACAACAAGGCTCGGAGCGTTCTTTTTAAGCGACATAACCGCTCTCGGCATATCAATCTTCTGTCTGCCGAGTGCCTGCATTGACTTAAACAGATAGGTTTTAAGGCTCTCCGCCTGTTTTTCTTTTTGTGACTGTCTTTTTGCAATTGCCGCCTTTTCGGTTTTAAGCATTTTAGCCTCGGCAAGAAGCTGTTTGTAGTAGATTGCAATGCTCTCGGCTTTCTCGTCAAATTCGCCCTCAATACCCGTGAGAGTATCGAACCACGCTGTCAACATCTTGTTGCGGTATGCGTCCACATTGGCAATGATATTGCCGTCATCATCAATCGGCATTCCGTCTGCATTCGTATCGGGTTCCCATTCGTTGATAGCGTCAAACTGATTAAATAAATCCGAGTACATCTCGGTAAGCTCATAAAGTTTCATTGTTGCTCCCCCTTAAAGATTTATGTTTTGTGTGGCAAGTGCCTCTATTAAATGTTCAACCTTGCCTTTGAAAAATTCCTTGTCCTGTGACTGCTTGGCAAAATCGAGCATACGGACAAAGCTGTCATATGCTATTGAAAAATATGCCTTAAAGACATCCTTGTCATCCGATGAACCGTCAGCCGTCTGAACATTTTGCAGTCTTTCTTCGTACTCCTCTTTCTGCTTGCGAAGAGCCTCCTGCTTTTCGTCCTCAAGCTGTTTTCTGACAATTTTTTCGTTGTTGCGGTATTCTTCTTCGAGTTCGTCATAATGCTTAATGTTCTCCCTTTCCAAAGCCTTAATCGTTTCATTGAGTCTGCGTTCATTGTCGCTCGGCTCTGCAACGGCGACTTCGATAGGGCGGTTTTCAAGCTCCTGAACTTTATTCGTCAGCTTGAAATTTTTGTTCTTTTCCTCTGCAAGCTGATTTTCAATATTGCGGTAGCTTTCTTTTGAAGTGTCCGCCTGTTGCTTGTAATAGTCGGCATCTTTCTTAGCGTTATTGAGCTGTCGGCAATAGTCAATGCTCTTGTCGGTTGCCTCCTGTTTTTCGTCCTTCAGCCTGTCAATCTCTGCCTTTAACTGCTTGACCGTTGTGTTTTCAAGGTCGAGCTTTTCGGCAATTTCAGCCTGTTCGGGTTCGCTTATGGTGGCAAGAAGAGCAAGTTTTGTCATTCCAATTTGTCCAATCGATTGGACATTTTCAGGATTTATTTTTTCTACAATAGAAATATAGTTATATGCGTTACTGCGTTTCATGCCTACTTCATTCTCGCAGTAGTCCTCAAAGTTCTGATATCCAAGCTCCTTGTACAGCTTGTTGTCACGCATTGTTTTAAGTCCGTTGCACATATCCCATATGTTCTGTTGTGCAAGGTTAGCGCTGACAATTATCTTCTGATGCAGTTCAATTGCCTGCCTATGCTGTTCGCTTACTGTTATTTCTGACATTTTTTCAACCTTCCTTCTTGATTTTTTGAGTAAGAAAGGATATAATCAAATTTGTGATATTTGTTATATCCTTGCTATCCGTTGAGGCTTTGCAGAGCTTCAGCGGATTTTTCTTTTTTAGTTGACATTTGAAACACCCATACATTCAAAATTGAATGCTTCGGATTCAGGCGTTTCAAGGGCTTTGAGCTTGCGTTTTAGCTCTCGGTTTTCGTGACGATAACCGCTTGACGCTGTTTTTTCGAGTGCAAGGTCCGTTCTTGCGTTTCTCAGTTCAATGCTGAGATGTCTGTTCTCTGCTCTGAGGTTTTCCACATCTTTGAGCAGTTTTCTGCGTGTCGGATAGTTTCTTAACCACATTTGTTACACTCCTTTCAACGGGTTTGAACCGAGAATATAATTGAGAAACGGTATTCTCGGAATACGGATAGATGTGCCGACTACAATTACATTGAATCCCAATTTTTCGGGTTCGTCCTTTGCCTGTTCACGCAAGTTTTGCGGAGCAACTCCAATAGCCTTTGCGGCGTCCTCAGAAAGCAGATAGACATCACTGCTATCCATAATTTCTTTGATTTTTTTGTTCATCTGAACTGTGTCCATACTTTCGCCTCCTATTTTTCGTTGGTAATTTTGTCTGAAACGATTTCGACTGATTCAACATCAGCTACGCTGAGTGCCAGCTTGAGCAGTACAACCTCGCCGACCGTTCGTGTTATCTGATAGCTTGTAACATACGGAATTTCTGTTCCGTCAATTTCAAGAAGGAACTTATCCTTTGTGTCAATAAGTTTAAGTTTTGCCATTTTCTCACCTGCTTTCTGTTTTACCTATCTTGATTTCTACACCTAAAGCCGTTAAGAGCCTGTCGGCATTTTCAAGAGAAATGCTCTTTTTGCCTTTTTCCCAATACTGAATAGCTCTTTTAGTAAAGCCCGATTTCTTAGCAAGCTCACTTTGCGAAAGGCCTTTCTGTTTCCTGCTTTTAAGCAAGATTTCAGCAAATTCATTGATGTGCATTGATTTCACAGTCCTTTTGTGTTATACTATATTTAGTGGTGAACCCCAATTCACTAACTATATACAGAAAGCGAGGTGAAATTAATATGAATCATTCATCACTTAAGAAAAGTTTAATAATAGCTATGTCTTGTATCCCGGAAGTTGAAGGTTTAGAAGAAAACAACTTGATATTAACAACTTCTGCCGGAATCATTTCAGGTAAAGTGCCGTCTGAGCAGGAAATAGACGATGAAAAATCTTTGTACAGTGTTTTCTATAAGATTTGCGATAATACTAAAGAAGAATACTTTAAAAATATTTCTTCTACAGGTTCTGAACCTGTAATTGTTGGTAATGATGGTTACATAATCTTAAAAGATGTAAAAATAAGGTCAACATCGTCCAATACAATTACTCATATGCCTTTTATGGTTGTATTCTATGACCAAATCATCGGCGTTACTATTGGAAATATTAACTGATGTTACTTTTGTTTGCTGACTTTGTACTTGCAATACAAGGTCAGCAATTTCTTTTGATGTACCTTTTACTGTTATTTCCACTATATCACTCCATTCCTACGCTGTTTTCTGCTGTTCGGCAAAGTCCGTTTAATGGGACTGCGATTGTGGTATTATTGATTGTGTGGATGTTGGTTTAGTTATTAGCTTTATCACGCTTTAAGCGTAATTCGGAGCCAAAAAAAATAAAGTCAATCGGGAAATCGTAAAGTTCACCGATTTTATGAACCATATCCCAGTCAGGAACATTAGCACCACTTTCGTAGTTTTGAAGAGTTCTTTCATTGATTTTAAGTCTTGAAGCGGCTTCTTTCTGCGAATATCCTGCATTTACTCTTGCCGCCGCAAGTGTGATTTTAGGATAATTAACTTTGGTGTTGAGCATTTCGTCACCTCCTTACAGCTCTAATAATATCACGCTAAAAGCGTAATGTCAAGCTAAAAACGAAATATTTTTAAAAATATCTTGATTTTTTTACGCTTTTAGTGTATGATTTAGATAAATAAAAGGTAGGTGTTCAATATGACAGATAACAGTGAAATGAACAAAAAGATATTCGCTAAAAATTTCAATTATTATCTTGCCATAAATAATAAAACTCAGGCTGATATTGTTTCAGACTTAAAAATCACAGCCTCAACAGTTTCAGACTGGGCAAATGCAAAGAAGTATCCACGAGTAGATAAAATGCAAATGCTTGCAGATTATTTTGGAATACTTAAATCGGATCTGACGGAAGAACACGCAACATCAAAACTTACTGATGATATAGAACTTCAGGAATACCTTGAAGAACTTAAAAACAGAAGTGAAATGCGTATGCTGTTCAGCCTTGCAAAAGGTGCTACAAAAGAAGATGTTGAAAAAGCTGTTCGTATCATTGAGGCATTGCAAAAGGATGAATGATTATTTGGCGATATTTATATTAGAGGAATCGAACTGCCGCTGACTGTAAAAGGTGTTACTGTTGTGGATTCAGACGGTAATTTCAATGTTTACATAAATATTTTATTAAGTCATGCTGTTCAGCAAAAAGCAACAAAGCACGAATTGAAACATATTAAATCAGAACACTTTTATGATTATGAGCCTGTTGTTTATAACGAACTTGAGGCTAATGCAATATGAATTAGGGTGATTGTAATGGGTAAGGAACAAAACACTTTGGCTTATACCTTAAAGCGCTGTAAGGAATACAATAACGACACCTTTCAGATGTTTGCAAAAGGCTGCAATTACTGTTCAAAATACGGTAACGGCAAAATTTATTCAATAAGCGGTACATCCGATAAATACCCTTCTATGATGACTATTCCCGAGGATCTTGTCATTGGTAGATGTCCTCATTGTGACAGAGCTATCTCGTTTGGTGTGCATTTTCCGGAGCTTGAAGATTTAAATAAACCGCTTTCTAATAGTGAAATCAAACAACTTGAAAGACAGAGAGGTAAAACTATGGCAAACAATTCACTTATAACCTTAAACTGCCCGAATTGCGGCAGTCAGCTTGAAGTTAATTCTACAGAGATGAAAACCAACTGCAAATATTGCGGCACTCAAATTCTTATTAAGGATTTCATTACCGAACGCAGAATTGATAAAAATGACAAAATAAAGGCACTTGAAGATTTGGTAAACAATGCGGCAAATAACGGCGATTATGCAAAGGCATATAAGTACAGCGAAGATATTTGCAAGCTCGATTCATCAAATGAAAACCTTGTCAAGATGAACCTTTTCGGCTTTATGGCAGGCAAGATTGAATTTAACAGTTCATTGCTCGATGATTTGTACTCGTTTTCTCCTGATGAGCACAGAAGCTACCTCAGCAGGATTTTAGGGGCAGTCAACACCCGTAAGCAAAACGAGCTTGACAAGGCTCTCAAAATTGCCAATGAGCAGAGAAGAAGAACCGAGGCGGCTCAGATTAACAACAAATATACCCCTGTTATTTTTCAGATAAATACCGAGATAAACAAGATGAAGCAAAAGCGTTGCAAGTGCGGTCATATGCTTGAATACAACGAAAATGTTTGTCCGAGCTGCGGTATGAATTACGGTGACTATCAAACTGAACTCATCCGTATTAAAAAGGAAAAAAACAAAAAAATGGTAAAATTGGGCATAATCATCGGCGTGCCTGTTGTAATTGCCATAGTCGTTTTTGCATTTGTTCACAACGCAAATCTTGTGAACAATATAAATACCGCAATTGACAGCAAGAATTATTCAAAAGCTGAACAGCTGATTGACGGCTATCAGGAGGCTAACCCTACACGAACAGATGTTTATGAATTCTACGCCGACCTCTATCTTGCAGAAAACAACCCCGAAAAAGCCATTGAAAAGCTTGAAGAAGGAGTCCGCCGTGTTTCTTCATCAGGCAAAAAAGATTTGCAAAATAAAATTGACGCAATCAAACAGGAATATAATTTGGAATAATCCCATGTCAAACCGTTGCCACAGCCCCATACACCGACAGCCATGGTCTGCCGATTAAATAGAATAAATAAAAAAAGACCGCTCACAGCTGGCACTATGAGCGGTCAAGTAGGAATAAAAAGTATTCAGTTTTTTCACTCCTAACAAAATTATATAATATATTATCATATTATGTCAATATAAGGAGTGAAATTT